ATTCCTGGGGCTCGCGAATATGCCCGCTTGGCTATCATAGCGATGCCGGAGGGGCTAAATATCGATGGCCAAGGGCTGATTACGTGGAATGCGTTGCGTCACGCCATGTGGCAGGCCCAGCGGAGAGAGGAGGACGCCGATGCCTCTCGGTAACGTCCACTTCTCCGACGATTTTCAGCCTGCCTTTGGCATCCCATGGGTGCCGATGCCTGCGGCTGACGAGTTGGCCAACTGGTCGCAGGACAAATTGGCTGAGTACCTCGCATTTCGTGAGCAGCGGAACGCCCAGGCGCTCGACAACCCAGTCGGGGCTGGTTGGACGCTGCCCATGTGGCAGGACGTAATGGCCAATTGGAAGAAGTACAAGAACCACGTTATCCTCGGCGGCAACCGCTCGTCCAAATCCATCTTTGCCTCCCGGCTCTGCGTTTGGACAGCGGCTACGATCCCTTCTGCGGAGATCCGTGCTTATCACGTCAACGAGAACCGTTCCATCGAGGATCAGCAGCAGATGGTCTACGATGCCTTGCCCATCGGCATCCGCAATTTGCCGACCAAGAAGGGACTAAACCACTCGGTGCAGTATAGCCAGAAGAACGGCTTCACCGACAACGTCTGCATCCTGCCCCCGGTCCGGCCTGGCTACCGCGGCGGGGCCATCAAGTTCAGCCACTACCGCAGCTACCAGCAGGACGCGCAGGTGGCGGAGGGGTACAAGGCCCACCTGATCTGGTGCGACGAGGAATGTCCGCAGAAGATGTTTGAGACGCTGCAGTACCGGACAGTGGACTTCCACGGCCGGATCGTCCTGACCTTCACCACGCTTACCGGCTGGACCCCGCTGGTGCAGGACATCCTTGGCAAGACGCGCACGCTGCGGAAAAGGTTCGCACCTCTTGTCGGCAAGGAACTGCCGGTCATGCAGGAGTCGCTGTCCCGCCCCGACACGGCGATCTACTACTTCTGGACGGAAGACAACGCCTTCCTAGATACTTCCGACTTTGTCGGCAAGCTGGTGGGCCGGCCCCGCGAGGAGGTGCTCGCCCGCGCCTACGGCATCCCGTCCAAGTCCATCACGTCCGTGTTCCCCGGCTTCAACAAGGACGTGAACGTCATTCCCCATGAAACGATGCCTTTCATCCGTGATGAGAACTATCAGGTCACTCGCTATATGGCGATTGACCCGGCGGGGTCCAAGAACTGGTTCATGCTCTGGGTCGCCATCGACGCGGCCGGCACCTGGTGGGTGTACCGCGAGTGGCCCGACTACGACGACTGGGCACTACCTGGGACCAACCTTGAAGGGAAGCCCGGCCCAGCCCAAAAAGGATCCAAGCGTGGCATCCGTGACTACGTCGAGCTTATCGAGAACTGTGAGAACGGTGAGCCGATTCAAGAAAGATACATTGATCCGCGACTGGGTGCCGCCGAAAGACAATCAGCCGAAGGGGCGACCACCATTATCTCGGAACTGGATGATGTGGGAATGACTTACATCCCCGCCCCCGGCGTGGAGATCGAGAACGGCCTGCAATTGATCAACAGCCTCTTGGCCTATGACGACAAGAAGCCCATTTCCGCGCTGAACGGGCCTAAGTTGTACATCTCGGACCGCTGCCAGAATCTAGTATATTCCATGCAGGAATATACTGCCCGCGGGGGCAAGGACGAGGCCACCAAGGATCCGATTGACTGCCTGCGCTACCTGCTTGTCTCCAACTGCGAGTTTGTGGACCCGCAGGCTGCCAAATCCGTGGATGACCGCACCTGGAGCTATTAACTTGCCTTGGTTTACGCTTCGGGCTAACGGGCGTCAGCAATGAGTTCGATCAACTCCATTTCCACGTCCGTCCCCAGCGACCCCGGCCTGCAACTTGCCCCTGTTGGCGATTCCGCGCCCGATTTCAACCTGCTCTGCAAGGCCTTTGAGGACTGCGTGCGGGACAACCAGCCGTATGTCGATCAGTGCCGGGTAAACTACGAGACCCGCTACGCGATCTGGAACGGCCAGTCCGCGGACGGGAAGAAGCACGCCCGCGAGGGCAGCAAGACGAGCCCCACCCCGTGGGATGGCGCCTCCGACCTGCGTGTCTTTCTCGTTGATAACATCATCAACAAGAAGGTCGCGATGCAGTGCATGGCCTTCCAGCGGGCCAACTTGTCCGCGGTGCCGGTTGGGGCCAACGACATTCCCCGGTCGCAACTGGTCACGAACTTCATGCGTTGGCTGATCCAGACGCAGATCCCAGAGGTGCAGCGGGAGATCGAGATCGCGGCCAACTACATGAACGAGAAGGGCCTGGCAGTCATGGGCCAGTTCTGGGAGAAGCGCCGAGAAAAGGTGCTGGTCAACGTGCGGATGGAAGATCTGCAGGCGCAGTTCCCGCAGATTGAGATTGCCGCCCTAATCAACGACAAGGGCGCGGAGGACGATCTGAAGGGTATCTTTGAGGAACAGTACGGCTGCTCCCGGCAGAAGGCGGGCTCGATGCTTCGCGAACTGCGGAAGACTGGCGAGACTACTGTGCCGATGGAGGGGCCGGAGCGGAGCTACCCCGTCGTCCGTGCGTTCAACCTAGATGAAAACCTGTTCATCCCGTCATTCTCTCTGGATCTGGAGCGGGTGCCCGGCATCTACCGGGTCGAGTACTTCACGGCCGAGCAACTGCGCCAACTGGTGCGGGACGATGGCTGGGACAAGGACTGGGTGGAGAAGGCGATTGAGACCCAGCGTGGGCGCCTGATCACGCTTAGTCCCTCCGAGTATCTGCAGCCCATCAGCCGCTCGTTTGTCTACACGCAGCAGCGGTTCACCGACAAAATCGGCGTCGTCTATGCCTACCAGCGTTTGAGCGACGAGGATGGCGTCCCCGGCATTTACTGCACGGTGTTCCACCCGCACATGCCGCCGAGCGACAAGCACTCCGGCTTTGCGAAGACCGGGCTTCTTGGCTACGCGCACGGCGAGTACCCCTTTGTCCTGTATCGGCGCGAGTACCTGTCGCGCAAGCTGCACGACTCCCGCGGCGTTCCCGAGCCGGGCAAGCCGTGGCAGGATCAGATCAAGGCGCACAAGGATGCCCGCATCGACGCGGCCTCTCTCGGCGTCCTGCCGCCTATCTGCTACCCGCAGGGCCGCCCGCCGGGCCGCTGGGGTCCAGGCGCGATGATCTCCGAGCGCCGGCCGAACGAGTACCACTACGCGGACCGGCCGATACCGGACATGAACACGGAGAACTCCGAGGCCCTCTTGGAGTCGTCGTTTAAGGAGTACAACGGTTTCGCCGCACAGAAGGGCGATCCCGCGATGGACCCGATCTACAACCAGTTTGAGGTGAATAAATTCCTCACCTGCCTGGCCAAGTCGTTCCGCCAGGTCTGGAAACTGTACAAGCAGTACGGCAACGATCAGGTCATCTTCCGCGTGATGGGCGTTAAGGACGCGGAGTCGATGGTGTTTAACAAGGGAGACGTGAACGAGGAGTTCGACTTCTACCTGTCTTGGGACGTGCAGAGCACCGACTTCAAGATGATGTCGGAGAAGTGGACGGCGATCATCCAAGGCGCTCAATCCCTCGACCGCGAAGGCGTCTGCGACTGGGGTGCGCTATTCCAAGCGTTCGTGTCCTCTATCGACCCGAACATCGCGGAGCGCATTATCCGGCCCGCGAAGACTGGCCAGCAGCAGGTCGTCAACGACGAGCAGCAGGATCTGGCGCAGATCTTTGCCGGCATCCCGAAGAACATCCGCATCGGAACGCCCCCGCAGCTTGGCCTGCAGGTCATGCAGCAGTACTTGCAGCAGCCTGACGTGCAGCAGCGGTACTCGCAGGATCAGGCCTTCAAGGAGCGTCTGGATGCCCGCGCCAAGCAGTACCAGTTCCAGATGCAGCAGCAGCAGAATGCCGTGATCGGACGCCTTGGCGCCCCGATGCCCGGCCTCAATGCCGCCAACGCCATGCCTTAATGCCCAGAAAGAAGACCCTCCTCACTCCGCTAGAACGCACCGAGCGCCTCAAGGTCTCGGTGCAGCGCCTGATGGCGAATGACGCCTTCCAGGACTTCATCGAGTCACTCCGCGAGATTCAGCATAACACGATGCTGGATCTGATGAATGATGCGGTGGTGAAGGATGACCGACTGACGACCACGGCGGTCGGGGAACTGCGGGCCTACGAGGCGATCATCAATCTGTACGACGATTACGTGCTGACAAAGCTGGCCGAGGCTGACGCCGAGCGCCAGTAGCCGTAAGAATATCTGTTGACATGACGCCGTGTTATAAGCACGGCTGATGGCACTGGGCATCCGCCCTGTCCCGCCCTTGGGGGCTTTGAACCCATGTCTAACGAACTAGCTACCGCTCCTTCGCAGCCCGCTGAAGCGCCTCAAGCGCCCGAAGCAAAAGCCGATGCCAAAGTCAGTGGCAACCTGAGTGTCGCCCAAGCCGCTCAACGTCTGCTTAACATGCAGGCCGAGAACGCCAAGGCCCAAACGGCACCCGCGGAACAGGTCGCCCAGCCCGAAACGGCTGAACAACCCGCACCAACAGAAGCGGACCAGTCCGAGTCTGTCGGCAGTTCGGAGGCGCAGGATACTGAGGCAACCGCCG